TCATGCACCGCGTGGACTTCACTATTCACTACTTCTTTGTACCTAACCGCCTACTATGGCCTAATTGGGCTGACTTCATCAGCGGCACAAACGACGACGACAACAACCCATTTATCCCTCCTTATGTCGTAATGGACTCCGACACCGTAGGTATTACTGCATCATTCAAACGCCTTGCTGATTACCTTGGCATACCTCCTCCCTTCGGTGGCAACCCCGAACAAGTTTCAGCCCTTCCATTCGCTGCATACAATCTCATTTATAATGAGTACTATCGCGACCAAAACCTTATCTTAGAAATCCCCGAAGCTGCAACCACAGACTTAGGAAACGGCGACGTATCTACAGCGGTATTCGCATCAACCTCCCTACGTTACCGCGCATGGGAACACGACTACTTTACCTCATGCCTACCATTCGCACAAAAAGGCTCTGCCGTAGATATCCCTCTAGGGGTTGTCGAATTAGACCCAAATTGGTTTGCTGCTACTCAAAACCCTTTATTTAGGGATGATACAGGGGGCGTAGTATCTGGAACACTAGATAATTCTTCTACTGTGCCTGGAAGTATTTCAATTGTTGGCAGTCCTTCGCAACTTGCTTACGACCCAGACGGAACTCTTACGGTTGGCTCAACCACAATTAACGACCTTCGCAGGGCTTATCGCCTTCAAGAATGGCTCGAAAAAAACGCACGCGGCGGAACACGTTACACTGAACAAATCATGGTTCATTTCGGCGTAAAATCACCCGACGCAAGACTTCAACGCCCTGAATACATCACGGGCATTAAAGCCCCCGTTATTATCACCGAAGTATTAAACACGCAAGGCCCTACTGATTACTTCAACACCGAAACCAATGAACCCGTACAAACGGGCTCACCTCAAGGAAACATGGCAGGCCACGCTACGGGCATGCACCAAGGCAACGTCGGACGCTACTACGCACAAGAACACGGCTGGGTCATTGGCATAATTTCAATCATGCCCAAAACAGCCTACCAACAAGGGATACACCGCATGTTCCAACGTAACGATTATCTAGATTTTGCTTTCCCTACATTCGCAAACCTTGGAGAGCAAGAGGTACTCCGCAAAGAAATCTATGCTTACTCAAACGCTCCTGACACCTTATTTGGCTACATTCCACGCTATGCCGAATACAAATTCATGAACTCACGTGTGGCAGGCGACTTCCGTACAACCCTAGACTTTTGGCACCTTGGCCGCATCTTCGGCAGTGCCCCTACTCTATCTCAATCATTCATCGAGTGCATTCCCGACGATGTTGAACGCGTATTCGCTGTCCAGGACTCAACTGATAATATATGGATGCACATTCTAAACAAAGTCAAAGCAAAACGTAAACTACCATTCTTTGGCACACCAACAATCTAACTATGCCACAATGCTTATACACCACAATACGCAACGATTCTCCGGTAGCATGCGGTCGTTGCATAAACTGCAGAAATAAACGCGTAGCGGGGTGGTCAGCTAGACTAATGAAAGAGGACATGCATTCGTGCATGTCCTTCTTTATTACACTGACCTATGACCCCGACCACGTTATGTTCTGCCCTAAAAATCGGCCAACCTTATGGCCCTCACACCTTACAAACTATTGGAAAAAATTCCGTAAAAATTTCAAAACAAATGTTATCAAATACTACGCATGCGGCGAGTATGGCAGCAATCGCCAAAGGCCGCATTATCACGCAATACTATTCATCAAAGAAACTACATATACTGCGGTCGAAGTACTACAGCTTATCGAAAAAAATTGGGAGCATGGCGAGACATTTACGGGAACCGTCACGGGTGAGTCGATTGCGTATGTACTCAAATACATATCCAAGACTGGCTCAGTTCCTGCATATAGCGGAGATACCCGCACCAAAGAATTTCAACGCTCATCCAAGGGCCTTGGAATCAATTACCTTCAAACCATCGGAAATTGGCACCTTGACGACCTTACGCAACGCGCATACATTCCACTCACGGGTGGAGGCCGTGCACCAATCCCTCGGTATTACAAAGACAAACTCTACACTAAAGAACAAAAACTCCAAATCGGAGAATACATGCAAGCAACAACTATTAGCCCTGACTATCACAGACTTAAAGAACTTCGAAAAATAAATGCAAAAAAACTCAAAATTTAAACTATACATTTGACACATGCTAACAATACACACACATTACAATAGACCCGCAACCAGGTTGCGCGTCTTTACAGAACCTTCTCTCACGGTGCCCGACCAAACCATGACTTTAAAAACTATGGTTACAAAATACGTCAAAGGCTTACCAATAGCCGCACCACAACTCAACGGCACCTATACAGATGACGAAGACGCAACAGACTTCACAAAACTAGATTTAGCCGACCAAGAGCAAATTATTCTCAGAGCGTCTGAGGAACTTACAGAACACAAAGCTACTCTTACCCGCAAACAACAAAAAGAGGCCGCAGACAAGCTAAAAGAGGCCGAAAACAAGGACAAAGAAATAGCTGAACTAAAAGCCAAACTAGCATTAACCCCTTGATATATTAATGCTAGTTGACCTAACCCACTAAAATCAACTACTCAAAAAAAACAACAAAAAACCTATCGTAAAATGTTAAATGTTCCGTCGGGACCACCCGACCCTGCGGAGCTCAACCAAATGAAACCCGCAAACCCTAGGCCGCCGCCAATGAGGCCTAAATAAAATACGTGCGGAGCACACCTTACCCGCGGCGATAGCCGCCTTAAAACAAACAGGCCTTGGAGGAACGACCCCGCATTCCGCGAAGGACTGAAAATTAAACGCGCAAGCGTAAACAAATGAGGCCCCAAGCCTCACCATATTACACAGTAAAACAACGAAGCTACGCAAGCACACGCAAGCGAGGCCACTAACGACACTAAAAAGCGACAAGAAGCGAAGCGACGCGAAGCGTCAAAAGTGGAGGCGTGGCCGAGCGATGCGAAGCGAGCGAGGCAACAAAACATTTTTTAAACAAACCCCCAAAACAAAAAAAATATGACAACACAAAAAAACACAGAAACACCTCTAGATTTCCCTGAAAATCTAGAGCAACCACAAAACACAATCCTTCCACTATCCTACGTGATGTATCTTACAATCCGTAGTAAATTCATCGACGCCATGGCGGAGAAAGATCCCGAACTTCTCAACAAATGGAAAGAATTTGAAAACCTACAAATGGAACTACTAGAACAAGAAACACAAAAACCATGGGACTAGAAATACCTATAATCGGCGGTCTAATGAACGCCTACACGGGCCAACAACAAATACAAGCCCAAAAGGATATCAACAAACAGAATATCCAATTCCAAAAAGACACTATCGGCATGCAACGCCAATGGGCTCAGTCCGATTGGAACCAAGTAAACGCATACAATGCACCAACTCAACAAATGCAACGCTACAAAGAAGCTGGACTAAACCCTCAATTAATCTATGGCTCCGCACAAAACTCACCCTCGGCAATGGTCAGAACTACTAACACCGAAGCCCCAAAAGCAGACTCACACGGCATTCTACAAGGAATGCAAACAATGGGCAATGCTGCTTCTGACACTCTCAACGCTTACTTTGCTAACAAATCTCTTGAAAATAGTACTGCCTTAACACAAGCGCAAATCCTAAACCTTAAAGCATCAGCAGACAAAACCTCACTTGACAACGAAGTAACACGTAAATCATTCGATGATCTAATTATGACTCCCTTCTTCCGTAACTTACAATCACAAGCTAATATCGAGTACACAGATGTTAAAAGGAACCTACAACCAACGCGCGCTATGGCATACGAAAATTACTTGGCGAACACCGCCAAAACCAACGCAAACGCAGCTCATGCTCTCGAACTCTACAACCTCGCTAAACTACAAGGTAAACTCAAACAAGCCGATGTCGACATGCTCGAAAAACTCAACGCTGGCCCCCTCGGCATCTCTACAGCTATCTCTCTTCTAAAAATGATTCTCGGAAAATAAACAACAAAAAACATGGCACGCAGAAAATCAAGCCGCCGCCGCTCTAGGAGCCGCCGCGGAAAAGTAAAAACATCTTACAAAGTATCACGCGGAGGAATCCGCCTTTAATCCATTATTATGACACGTAACGCTCTATTTACTCAAGTCGCGATGAAAACTCCGACTCAATCAACCTTCGACCTCACACACGACGTTAAAATGTCGGGCAAAATGGGCGAACTCATGCCATGTATGTGTATGGATGTCCTTCCAGGTGACTCAATCAAAATAGGTGCCGACGCACTTATTAGACTTGCACCAATCCTAGCACCAATCATGCACCGCGTGGACTTCACAATTCACTACTTTTTCGTTCCTAACCGCCTATTATGGCCTAATTGGGCTGACTTCATCAGCGGCACAAACGACGACGATAACAACCCGTTTATTCCTCCTTATGTCGTAATGGACTCCGACACCGTTGGTATTACTGCATCATTCGAACGCCTTGCCGATTACCTTGGCATACCTCCTCCTTTCGGTGGCAACCCTGAACAAGTTTCCGCTCTTCCCTTCGCCGCATATAACCTCATTTACAATGAGTATTATCGTGACCAAAACCTCATCTTAGAAATTCCCGAATCTGCAACAACAGAACTAGGAAATGGCGATGTATCAACTGCCGTATTCGCATCAACCTCACTACGCTATCGCGCATGGGAACACGATTATTTCACCTCATGCTTACCCTTTGCACAAAAAGGCTCTGCCGTAGACATTCCTTTAGGCACCGTTCAACTTGATCCTAATTGGGATTCAGCTACTCAAAGTCCCGTCTTTAAAGACGATACTCTTGGCATTGTAACGGGTACACTTTCAAACTCTACTACGCCTGGCGTTATTACCGCAGGAGCCTCTGCCTTTCCAATGGCTTATGATCCCGACGGAACTCTTACCGTTGGCTCAACAACTATCAACGACCTTCGCCGCGCTTACCGCCTGCAAGAATGGCTCGAAAAAAACGCACGCGGCGGAACACGTTACACCGAGCAAATTATGGTTCACTTCGGCGTAAAATCACCTGACGCAAGACTTCAACGTCCTGAATACATCACCGGCATTAAAGCCCCTGT